ATGATGTCGATACCTTGCTAGGTGCAGAGCTTGACCGAATGGGTCAAGAGCGCGCTAAGGCATCAGGGACGCTTTCAGAGTCATTTGTCAAAAAAGCAAAAGCAAAGAAAACCAAAAAAGCCAGCAAAAAGTAAGAGGAGGGATTGCTCATGAAACTGAATGAGCCATTAGATAACTCCTTTGAACTGAACGGGCGCACCTATACAGTGGATCATTCATTCGACCTAATGTTAGATGTATTTGAAATGTTTGACAATGAGGTAATGAACGACATCGAGAAGATGCGCACGGCTATTTTAATGCTGACAGACGAGGCTGTGGATAACCTAGAGGATATCGTGGCCGTGTGGTCTTACATTGACGAGCATTTTTTAAAAACTAAAAAAGAGCGCGTGGTCTATGACCGGAATGGTAACCCTATGCCGGTAGCAAAGAATGAAGAAGACGACATACGTTTAATTGATTTTGAAGTGGACGCTATGGATATCTACGCCAGCTTTATGCAAGCGTACAATATCAACCTCCTTGAAGCACAAGGGGAGCTTACATGGATTGAATTCGTAGCCCTGCTGAACGGCCTACCTACGGACACCTCAATATCGAGAATTGTCCAGATTCGCTCCTGGAAGCCATCAAAGAATGACTCTAGTGAATATAGGTCAGAAATGCGACGGCTACAAAGGAAATACAATTTAGACAGAAAGGAGGAATAAATGTCCGACGGTAAAATTGTTATTGACGTCCAGGTTAATGGACAGAAATTAAATAAATTAGCTAGCGAGTTAAAAAGCCTTGAAACAGACGCGAAATCATCAGCAAAAGGCTTGAAACAAGCTGGGGATAACCTGCAGAGCTCCGGTAATAAAGCTAAAAGTGTAGGAAATGATTTTAAAAGTGCCGGCTTTAAAGTCAAAGAAGCCGGAATTTTAACCAAGAATAGCGGTGAGGCCTTTAAACAAGCCGGAGAGAAAGTCAGAGAAGCTGGAGTAATCAGTAAAACTGGCGGTAACGGCTTTAAGGTCAGCGCTGATCTTGCAAGGCGGGCCAGTGAAGTTGCTAGCCAGTCTGGAAATGGCTTTATTAAGTTAAAGGATCATATTGCTTCTAGCTCACAGAAAGCTAAAGAGAGCGCGTCTGGTTTCAACAAATTGAAAGCCAGCATTAAGAACTTTTCTGCCGGTGCCGTAGCATTTAAAACTGTGAGTGCTGGTCTAGACTTGATGAAAGCATCACTTGACAAAGCTATTGATCGTTTTGATACTTTGCAACGGTTCCCGCGCGTCATGCAGTCCCTGGGGCATTCTTCAAAGGATGTAGCACAATCTACCAAGCTACTTTCCGAAGGTATCGAAGGATTGCCTACAACACTAGATACAGTTGTAGCAACTACCCAGAAATTAACCTCTATGACTGGTGACTTGAAACAGTCTACTAAGTTGACTATTGCATTGAACAATGCGTTCCTTGCATCTGGTGCATCGACAGAAGACGCAAGCCGTGGATTACAACAGTACACCCAGATGCTATCAGCAGGTAAGGTCGATATGCAATCATGGAAGACCTTACAAGAGACTATGCCTTACGCATTGCAAAAGACTGCTGAAAGTTTTGGCTTTGCTGGTGCATCTGCCCAGAAAGACTTTTATGCAGCCTTGCAGAGCGGGCAGATTACATTCAAGGATTTCAGCAAGCGCCTGATTGAACTTAACAAGGGAACTAATGGCTTTGCTGAAATGGCAAAGAAAAACTCGGAAGGTATCAAGACTTCCTTTGGAAACATCGTGAATGCAGTCGCCAAGGGTATTGCTAACGTAATTGATGCCTTTGACAAAATGAGCAAGGCTGTCACTGGTAAGAGTATTGCCCAGAATTTGGACGGCATAAAAGCAGTTGTTAATAACGTTTTTGCTTCGATTGTTAATGCAATTAAAGCAGTGACTCCAGTTGTTAAAACTGCAGTAAAGGTCTTAGGATATTTAAAACCCGTACTTGATCCATTGCTCCACATTTTGGGCGGTGTTGTTGTCGGTGTTTTAGCGTTTAAGGGTGCCATGCTTGGTTTGACGATCATTAAAGGTATAGGTGGTCTAATCGCTAACCTTATAACCTCTCTGACAACCTTAGCTAGCACATCACTGGTGGCAGAAGGCGCAACAGTTGGATTGACTGGAGCTCTGGCCACTTTATCTTCGGGCGGTATCTTCTTAGTAGTCGGTGCTTTGGCTGGCCTAGTTTCTTGGTTAAGTCAAGAAAGCGAAGAGACGAAAAAAGCTAAAGCCAAGAATGAAGAATTCAAGCGCTCGCTTGATGAATTGCACGAAAGTGTAGATAAAGGCAACGAAGCCTATAAGGATCGCAGAAATGAGATCCAGGCAACAGCCGAGGACAACGAACGGCTCGTTAAGAAGATTGAAGAACTGAACGCAGTCGAGAATAAGACTGCGGGGCAGAAGAAAGAACTTGCCTCTGCAGCAGAAACTCTCAACTCGCGGGTTGAAGGTTTAAATATTCAGTACGATAAGGCAACCGGAACCATCAACATGACCACGGATGCCATTCGCAAACAGATTGAAGCGTCCAAGGCTTCGGCTGAGGTTGAGGCTGCCAATGCTAAGATGGTTGAGAATGCCAAGAAACGCCTTTATATCAAAGATAAGATGAAGGAGCTCGAGAAAGAGTACCAAAATCTTATTAAAGAAACTGATAACGCTGAGAACGGTATTTTTTCAAGCTCTACTGCTAGGGACGCGATAAAGAGCCAAGTTAAACAGAAATACAACGAAGAAGTCAAGAAGTTACAAGAGGATATCAAGAAGACTGAAGAGTCCGACAATGAACTGACCGAGACGATAGCAAAGAACAACGATTTACAAGCTAAATCTACAGAAGACGCAGTAGGTCGCATGTCCTTAGCGTGGGAAAACATGAACGACGATCAGCGCAAGCTGGTTGAAGACATGAAGGCGCAGTTCGAACAGATGAAATCCGATGTACAGAACGCATTCCAGGCAATCGAACAGCAATCTGCTATATCTGCAGATCAGATGACCGCAAATCTGCAAAAAAATATTGAAGCAGTTGACAAGTGGGCTGGAAATCTTGAAACTTTGGCACGTCGTGGATTGGACCAAGGTCTTATTGAGCAATTACGGCAGGCTGGTCCTAAAATGGCCGACCAGACACAAGCATTGGTAGACGCGTCAGACGAGCAGTTAGGCGCATTAAATACCAAGTGGTCGGAAGCTGGTGACAAGGCTAAGGAGGGATTCCTACGTGGTATTAATGCCACCGGAGTAGAGCTTGCACCAGAAATTCAGGCCATGGTGACCGCGATTGGTGACGAATTCAGAACAGCATTACAAGATGCCGGCTTTGATGTCAAAGGTCGTGAAGTAGCTACCAAGACTGCAGAGGGCATCCGTGCCGGTCAACCAGATGTCCAACAAGCTACATCTGAAATGACAGAGGCGTCTAAGCAAGCATTCAACAACTTGCCAACAGAAGCCAAGTATAGCGGTGCTCAAATGAGCAGTAACTATGCTCAAGGTATTTCTGAAAGCTCACCACTTGTACAGACTGCCAGTGATTTTATCAAATCCACTGCAGTAGGTGCTATCAGCACCTTAGGAGGCGAAGGACAGACCGCTGGTTCTAACTTCGGTGGAGGTGTATCCACTGGTATCGGTTCTGCTCAAGGTTCAGTTGCTGCATCAAGTGCAGCAATGACGATTGCAGCGGCTGGCCAAATGATATCGATGACATTTAAAGGTATGACCGCTGGTCAGCAGTTTGGTGGAGGTATCTCTCTTGGTATTGGCACCAAACAAGGACAGGTAAGCACATCTTCAAAAGGACTGCAATCAACTGCTAATCAGAGCGTGGCTTCTCTTGGTTCAGATGGTCGCCGTGCTGGGCATCAATTTGGTTCTGGAGTTGCAGGCGGTGTCTCAAGTCAAGGTGGAGCCGTAGGTGGTGCTTCCAGCTATTTGAGAAGCATAGCGCATGCTAACATGTCCGGCGGATTTGGCGGTGGATATAACGCTGGTATGTCTATCGGTGAAGGTCTAAGCGCTGGTATCTATGCAATGGCTGGATCAGTAGCAAGTGCGGCAGCATCTATTGCGGATGCTGCAGTCGGTGCAGCACGATCTGTTTTGCGGATTAACTCACCATCAAAAGTCTTTAGAGACCAAATCGGACGCGCTATTCCAGAAGGGATGGCAGTCGGCATTTCTAAATTTGGCTACTACGTCGAGGACTCAATGTCGAATTTAGCATATAAGACGATTGATAGCGGTAAGCAATTAGCTAGCGGGTTTGGCTTTAATCTTCCGAAATCTGCAGAGATTGCAAGCGGATTGAATGCGTCCCTTGCTGGTCGTTTTGGCGGATCTAGCAGTGTGTCAAATTCAAATGTGACAAACAATTACAACTTGAATGCCAACGGCACAGCAAATGACGACTTTTTTAGTCCCGAAAATATGCGTAGATTGCTACGTGAAATGGCCTACTACACTAACTTGGAAGGAGGAAGAATGGCTTAATGGGAAATTTTATTTTTAATGGCGTATCCAGTCTTACACATGGATTGCGCGTGACTAAGGATTACATCATCACATCAACAGGAAATGATGTAGAAGTTATCGCAGTTCCTGGGCGCGATGGTGAACTTATCATTCCAAATAAAAGGCTAAAATCAAAACCAATCGAGCTTCCATGCACGATCAAGTCAAATAAACCTCTTTCCGAGGTTGCTGTGGACATCTCGAATTGGCTATTGGTTGACGGCTACAAAGATTTGACTCTTTCCTGGGAGCCAGAATTTGTCTATAAAGCGTGCTATATTGAAACGTTTGAGATTGCTACCATTATGAAGCAATTCGGGACAATCAAGCTGAATTTCAAATGCCACCCGATTAAGTTCTACAAAGACGGACTTGCTAAGATGTCAGTGTCAAACGGCCTAGCTATTAATGGTAAGGGTAACGTTCAAGCGAAACCAATCATTAAGTTGACAGGGAATGGAACAACCACCCTCTCAATCAACGGGCGCAGGACTATGTTAAAGGACGTGCAGGGATCTATTGTATTAGATATGCAAGCAGGGCAGATCTACTCTGGTAATCTACCAGCCTGGGATAAGGTTGTAAGAGCGCCACAGTACCAGATGCCATACTTGGATCCTGGACGTAATCTGATTAGCTGGGACGGGAACTTCTCAGTCGAGCTGACTCCATACTGGGGGGTTAAAGCATGAAGCCTATTTTGTATAAAGCTAATGAAACGACGTTTGAAACATACGGCCTTGGTGAAATCGACGCAACCAAGGCCCTTGTTACAAGGGAGCGTAACGGGAATTACACCCTGTACATTGAGTACCCAGCAAGCGGTCGACTTGCTAGCGTGTTTAAAACCGATATGCGTATTAAGTCTGACGCTGGTTTGCGGACCAAAAACCAGACATTTTACATCTCGCGGATTGTGAAATCAAGCAAGGGTATCATTAAAATCTACGCGAAGCATATCAGTCACTTGACCGAGATCATGGCTATGCGAAATAAGACACTTGTTAACGGTACAGCTTCTAGCGCATTGTCCATCTGGGCTTCCAACACATTGGGTGGTGTACGTTTTGACACTTGGTCTGATATTACCGCTTCGAGCCGGACAAGCTGGGATATTGCCAATATCAAGAATGCCCGTGAGGCCCTTGGTGGGAAAGAAGGATCTATCCTGGATGTTTGGGGTGGAGAATTTGAGTTTGATAACACAACTATTAGGTTGCACAAACAACTCGGGCGCAAGTCTCCGATTGTTTTGGAATACGGCAGAAATATCTTATCTGCAGAAGACGAGCAGGATATTGGGTCCACGTATACCAGTATCTATCCTTATGCTACCTACACTCCAGATAGTACGGGATCCACTGACAGCCGTACTGAGGCTATCACAGTTGAGTTGCCCGAGAAGTACATTGACAGCAAATATGTAGGGCTATACAACGAGCGACGGGTTGAAATCGTCGACTTTAGCTCATCATTTAAAGAGAAAGAGGTTCCGACTGCTGAAAAGCTGAAATCTCTTGCTAATGCGTATATTATCAACAATAACGTAGGACTTCCTAAAATCAATACTAAGATCGAGTATGTGGATCTTTCCAAGGCGCAGGATCATGCGTCAAATCAGATCTTAGAAGAAGCAGAGTTATGCGATATTGTGCCCATCTACTACCCACCA